ATACGATGCCATTTAATTAGCCTGTAGCTACGGAACCCGATCCTCTTGTTACAGGTGCACCAATGCCGCCACCAATTGGTGTATTTAATGCATTATCATATCTAAGTGACATTGTAATTGTTGCTGGGTCACTTGCTGTATAAGCCAAGTCGTTGTAGTTTACGTTTTCAATATAGCAACCGTATAGTTCCCATGTTTCTAAAACACCTGGAGCAGTTGCACCATTACCACCGTCTAATAGTTCATATTTCAATGTAAACTTATAATCAATACCAGACACAGAACTCATTTGCTCGAAGAAGTCGAACTGCTTCTGCATTTGCTCACCCACACGACGTGTCATTTCACCATTGACGTCGTCACGTAGTTGGATTGTGACTGGATCCCATGTATGTTTACCAAGAACATTAATTCTTGAGTTGTAAACATCTAAAACTTGGTTTTCAAAGGATGCTGTTGGTCGAGTAATATCCATTACATTCTTTGTGATTTCTGATCTTGGAGTTGTAACGCCAAAGTTTTCTAATATCGCTCTAAAGCGATATTTCATTTTCGGCATCAAAGTACCCTGAGATCCAGCTCCGCTAATTGGAACTGTAAATTTTGTTAATGACGCTACGGACATATTATTCTCCTATTTCTTTTATTTATCTATATGTTAGGGGTGGTTTTTGCCACCCCTAATCATAATTTAAACGCTATAGAGCCGCGATTTCTCCTGTATTCTTCAATCTTACTGGAATATAGATGAACTCTAACGCCTTAATTGGCTCAATTGCTACGTCAACGTATAATTCGTTACGATCAATTCTAGCCGGTGTGTTGTTAGACTCATCACATACTACCAAGTAATCACCAATTGCTCGCTTAGCCAATAGTTCGTTACAGAATGAATCAATTACGCCCTTAATTTCATTACGGGTTAATTCATCATTAGGTTCGAAAATAAATGGTTTCGCGATAAGATCTAGTTGACGTCTCATGTAAGACACAAGTCTTGAAACGTTAACTCTATCAATTGCGGAAGATACTGAAGAACGGGTCTTGTTACCGAAGTTCATTAAACCACTACCATTAATAAATGTAATTGGGTTAATGTTATCAGCATATAATACGTCACGTAGTCCTTCTCTTACTGCAATACTGTTGAACTCACCTGTTCCATCAATATAACCAATCGCTGTAGCATTGGAAATTTTACCTCTGTTTGTACCAGCAGCTGCAAACCATGGATAACCAACACTATCGTTATAAGCGAATGTGCGTAGAATCATGTGAGATGCTGGAACAACAATGCTGTTACCTGCTAGGTCATTTGAGAAACCCGATGGATAGTAAATTGACATGTATTCATTGTTAGTTACTAGACCATCTTCGCCATTATCTTCAGCTGCGTTAGAGTTTTTGCTCCACACTTGAATATTAGCGGCGTTGTCTGCCAAACGGAACGGCGCATCACCAATAATGTGTGCAGTTTCCTTTCTATCTACGTTTAGTGTTACTAGATTTGACAGCAATTCTGGATATCCAGGAGCTGCAATTAAGTTAAACTGACGTTGCTCTTCACGAATATCTGTATTGGCATCAACAGCAGACTTCATTGCGGCAACAACTACTGCGCGTTGTGCTTTTCGTCCTGCGTATAGTGAACCATTTGACTTTGTACCTGACTTATTTGTCCAACGATCTGGATAATAAGTAGCAACAGATTCACTTGACATACGTGGGTTGCCTGATGAATACTTTGTTACTGTTACGTGGTCTTTCTTATACTCTTTTACTGTAAAACCGCTACGTCTTGTATTCCATAGCAACATACCACGTGGATATGCGGCTGGATCTGGAGCATCAGGATCAAGCATGTTATCTGTTAATAGATCAGCAATACTTGATGCACTGCCAGCGCCTGTGCCACTTACTTTAGCGGCGGCCGCTGTTTGCCATCTTGCATCAGCAAATAAAATACCATTTGATGATGTTTGGTCTGTTGAGTCAATTAGTACCCACTCACTTGCTTGTCTACGATACAATTTTGGATAGTTGTCCAAATCTGAAGTGTCAATCCAAAGATCACCGTCTACAAGTGCTGTACTGTCTAGTTGTTTTTCTGGAGCAGAAGCTGCGAAAATAGGACCAGTTGATTCTGTTTGACTTAGATCATAACCACGATAGTCTGTTGAAAGAGTTTGGTAACCTTTCCATGTTGTACCATCATGAACCATAATGTCAGCAACAAGTGTTGTGTCATACCATAAATCGCCTTCAGCAGGATCTGTTGTAGGTGTTGTTAATGATGCTTCGTATGTTAACTCTTCCCAGTTTGTACCAATTAAATCACCGTTTGGAAGTGTATATACATTTGCTAGTGATGCGCTAATACCAGCAGAAGCCAAAGGTGTTCCGTTAGTATTTCTAAATACTAAATCACCGCCTAAAGAATGTACTATTGATAATGCACCTGA